TTCCTGTCAGTAGAATGGTCGCGAAGCTCACAGAACGCAGATACAGGAGATCCTGACGTAGCGGTAACATTGAAGAAGTGAGCACCAATTCCATAAGTAAGCGTTCCGACACGACCCGTAAGCTCAACAATCTTGCGAAACGTATCATGGAAGTTCATGTTCTTGAGGCGCTCAAGGTCATTCTTTGCAGAAGCAAGAGCCTTTTCAGCGTTCTCTTTGTACTTCTTGTCTTTTGTGTTCTTGAGCGTCTTCTCAGCAGAATCGATAGCATGCTTAGCTTCAATAGAGCGATATGACTTATAGAAGTTCACACACTGCATGATGCTATCCATCAGCTTAGAATCACGGTTCATAGCTAAGAATCCAGACAAAGCTTCCTTGAGCTCTTCTTCGTCCTTGATCTTTGTAGGATCAAAAACCTTACCTGCTGTTGCAGCACGAGCCTTAGCATCCTTGTCAAGACTCTTTGCTGTCTCTTCTGATACTGTTACAGCTGAAGCTGTAACTTCAATTGCTTCAGCATCGTCTTTTGAAGGCAAGAGCTTTGTGCCATCAAAGCTTACACCAATCTCCTTCAAAGCTTCAGTAAGCTCTGGGAGCGCAGACTTACGGATTACAACAGCGAAATCGCTGGTACCATACTTGACCTCATTACATACACACACTGCGATGCCGAGGGCATTAATATGATTGAGTTTGTCGATAGTTCCCTGTGGGAAACCAGTGTGCTCAGCAGCTTTCTCATCCAAGAAGAAACGATCGTGAGCCATCTTTAACAAATCTACCTGGTGATTACGATCCATGCTTGACCCACCTGTTGTTGTGAGCATAGCTGCAGCCTCAACAGCTGCATCTGCATTGTTACCACCATTGTTGTTATTCTGAGCAACTTTTACATTGCCCTTTCCATTCTTTTTTGCCATTTTGATAATGTTTTTAAATGTTATTTACTAAAATTAATTAATACTTTCTGGGCAACTAGCTTAAATTCAACTTGTGTCGAATATAAAGTTCGTTTTTAACCAATCTCGTGGAGGTTTAGTGAGCACGTTAATATGCTCGTCTTCACCCAAGTTAAGCACAGTAACAGTATCTACTACAATTGTATCCTTACCTGCTGGTTTTGTCTCAGCACATGTACCAGCGCCCTCTGAGGGTTCCAAAGCCTGAAATGAGCACGTCGGTGCCAGCATGGGATTTGCAGAAGATTTAACTGTACTGGCTTCACTTTTATGGTCAACAAAGGCATAGTTGACCATACTCTTACCGGTAAAACCGAGCAAGAGACTTACGAGAATGATCCAGAACAACTTGTTGCTCTTATTGTATCTTGCGAAACCAAGAGCTACAAAAATCGAGAGAATCAATAATAAAAGTGAAGTCATTTTTGTTAAACTTTTAAGTTATTTTTAATTTTCCTACGAGTGCGGCTTAGTGCAGCTTTTATAGTGCCTGTAGGAATTTTCAGCACTTTGCTAATTTCATCAACGGTAAGATCTTCTACGTAAAATAGATTAAAAATCTTCTGTGTCTTCTTTGGGAGCTTTTCAAACTCCTTTAGAAGAGATTCATACTCAAGAAGATTGACAAGATCTTCTTCTTCTGAAGAATTAGTTAATTCGACAGGTAGTCGGCCTGCATCTTCTCCTAACTCCATGGATTTCTCCTTTACTTTTCGTAGATAATCTATAGCTGTTCGATTAGCTATAATTCTCAGCCATCCGCCAAAAGACGAATAATCTGTGAATGTCGAGAGTTTTTGGTGAACCTTAAGAAATACAACATTTGTAAGATCTTTAGCTTCATCCATGTCATTCACGTAACAAAAGAGCACGTTGTCAACGAACTCTTTGTAACGGTTAAACAATTTATTAAACGCTAGCTCATTTCCCTTTTGAGCTTCTTTTATGGTCTCAATCTCAGATTGAGTGATACGCTGATACTCCATATTGTGGGGTAGGGGAGATCTCTCTCACCCTACTCCTGATAAAACGGAAGATCGTACACCATCTTCTGACGGTATAGCGACCAAACGTTGTTGACGAAATTGTTGAAAAGGATTATTTTCAAATCCTTTCCTCCCGTTTTCATTTCTACTTTTTCAAGTAGTCCTGAACCGATACGCATACGAGTTGTAAGTGTTTTGAACTTTATAGGGTTGCTTAGGATTATCGTTTTCATAATCCAATCACTAACTCTACGTAACTGCTCATTACAACAGTATTCGTATATACAATCTTCGTCTAGGCTGTCTCCTGCACAGAATATGTGCGGTTCATAAGTAAAGCCCTTTTTAAGGCGGTTATGAAACCAGTTAATCACATTTTCTATACCTTCTTCTTTGCAGCCTAACAGACTAGCTCTGTAAATTAGCATTTTAGGGAAATACTCCATTTTTTATTTTGTTTAATTAAATGTTTTCTTAATAAACTTAGAGAAATCTTCAAAATATTCATCTAGAAAACTAGCTTTTTCTGACAATGCTTTATCAAATAAAGCCATATTGCCACACTTACATGATATGTTATAATAGTTTTCTAGGTACTTATAGTTCTCTTGAAACCATACTACCCAGCTATTAACCCATATCCAAAATGCTCGTTCTCCAGAGTTGAATACTTTGTTGATGCCATCCAAATTTATAGAGTCTGCAAAATTAAAATTTTGCGACCCCTCGTGGATCCCAAGAGCTTTTCTTAATGATGCGTTCTTTTCATCTGTTCGAGGTATTCCTCTTCCAGTGTTATAGATTGCTACATTTTCTTGGTATACACGGTCTATCCATCGCGTTTTTACAGCATACTTAATTCTTTCATGTGGCTTCTTACCTATATTAGATAATCTGCCAAATTCTGTACACCATTTAAATGCGAGGTTGACGACATGAGGACACCTGTCCTTTATCATCGCTTTATATCCCTTTGTCATAACTAATAGGAAGAAGCTAGGGAGTCGAACCCTAATCCTCGGGTGTGTAGCCCAAAGAACCAAACTTCTTCTTCTCTCCACTTTGGTAGGAAACACCTAGACTAAACTTACGCTACGTTAGTATAGTCTACAATGTTATTTACATTGCCGTTTAATTTATAGTATAGTGCTTAATGTATTTATCTCCTCTGTCTGTCAAAACCAAACACGCCCGTGTAGGCAGTTTTACAACATGCCTAGGTTGTCCAAATGGAATCTACACAATAGCGTAGAGGATGCCCCGTGGACGTGAGGGGAGTCGAACCCCTGTCCAGACAGATTATTTCATACACACTGTACATTCTTGTAAATGTTCCGATGATCAGTCAGAACATTCGATTTAAGCCGTTTTAGGTGCGCTCTAAGACATTTTTGCGGCACTCGTGGTTAATTACTCCACTTGGTGACATACTCTGCCTCAGAGCGCTTAAAACATGGCTAAAAATATATAGGAATCCTCATGATACGAAGATACTTAGAGGGCTATATTCAGCATTTTTGATATATTTTGCAGGGTTCAATTAACTTTTCAGAGCAATCAAATCTCCCCGATACAATGATACGCACAAAACATATTGTTTGATCTACTGTCCCAATTTACTGTGTGGGGTCACATCTCTTCCTCTCATCGTGATACGAAGATACTTGATGAGAATGTTAATTCATTCTGGGATTCCTTCGCTGCCTCGTCTTCTTAAGATCCTCTACAGTGCTTCAGAATCTATGTACGTGATACGAAGATACTTGTACTAGAAGAAGAATTAAAAACGATCGAACTGATAGTTGGCATAATACCAATTGTTAGGGTACTTGTCGCGCAACTCACGGTCGTGCTTTTCGTACTCTTTGTTCAGTTCAGTCATTTGCTTACGCTGATCCTCATCGATCTTCTGCGAAAGTTCGCGGAATTCGTTTGGCGTAATCTTCTGGTCGTCAGGAACGGCGGTACCATTCTCGTCCTTGCCCAGAAGACGGGCCAACAATTCTGTACGCTTCTTCAGAGTGTCGAGAGTGATCTTTGCCTTCGCACGGTCCTTGCGGACATTGAGAAGTTCCTTAATTCTAAGGAAGTCAGCACACTTGACAATTTCTTTTACCTGGGAGATCTTGCGCTTCTCCTCGTCCTGGCGGATTTCTTCTGCCGCCTTGTCTGCGATGTCGGTCACAAGGTTGCCTTTCATCAACTTCTCTACTACGTTGTCTGCTGACACATTCTGCTGCTCTTTAGCAGCACCTTTTGTTTCTGCTTTTGCCATTTTGATAATGTTTTAAATGTTTGTAAATAAAATTAATTAACATATTGTTACTTCTCCCACACTCCAGGATGGATTTTTAACGAATATTGCGCCATTATTATTAATGGTGATATCGCATGGAGCTTTG